TTTGCAGCTTCAGTCGCATTTCTATGTAAGATGTAGTTTTGAGCAAACTTTTCTTGTTTTTCATTTAATGCCATTTATATTCCTATATTAATATAATAACTAAACCTGCAATAATACCAGTTATTACAGCATGTAAAACTAATTCCATATATCTACTCCTATTGTTTTTTAAATATGTTTTAATATTATATATTGTTTTAAAAAAATTCATATCTTACTCGTAATCCAACTAAAACCACCACATATTAATATAGTAATTATTATATAAACTGTTACTTCATAATACATAGAATCTATTTCTTTTAATTTGTACCAAATATATTGTAGTATATTCATTGATATAACCTTATGTTAGGGTTTGTAGTATCTAAAGTTACTGGTTTACATATACCAGTATATTTCTTTTTAGTACCTGGAACTGCAGGTTGTTTACTTATTCTATTAGCAAAGTATCTACATCTATTAATATCACGAAAATGCATATCACTTTGTTGCACAGCATCACCTAGATAAATTACTAATAAAAATACTGTTGTCACTTTAAATTATCTCTTGCTACATTCTTTGATTTTTCAAAAGACCTCATTGCTCCTAGTCCTAATAAAGACATTACTAATGTAATTAATCCTTCTACTTCTAGCTGTGGTGGTACTACATCAGGCATCCATATACCTGTACCCCAAGTTACAATAGGTCCTATAAAGAACTGCCATAGTAGTCCTAGGCAACATACCCACATAATTGCAGGACGTGCTCCTGAAACAAATAAACTAGGATGTTTTGCTTGTTCTTTGTTTACTTCTATTTGTGATTTAGCTAATTCTTGTGCATGCTTCTCTGCCATAGTAGACAGGTCATGAGCAAGTTGCATTTGCTTATCTTTATCTTTTATAAACTTGCCAAGTAATTTACTAGCAGGTCCTATTAAAGCTGTTAAAGCCATTATTCTTTCTCCTTTTTTATACAGTCAACATGAGTATAATCTTTACCTACACAAACCATATATATTTTTAAATGTTTAAAATTATTCCAAATATTTTTTACTTTATCTGACCACCAATGACCATTAAACACAGACACATGCACATTCTTTCCTTTAAATTTACCTTCTTTAAAATGTTTAAGTGCAGGTTGACAAGATATATTTAAGAATACTGTTTTTTTACTATGAGATAATATCTCTGTTAATACCCAATCTATATCTTGTTCTGCTATATGCTCCATAACATCTGTGCATATAACAATATCATATTTTTTATTAGGTAATTTATTATATTTAGGATAAGCAGGGTCATATAAATCAAATGAATCTAAGTTACATAATTCTTGAATAGGTTTTCTTATTCCTAATTCTTTACATTTTCTTTTCATGTAAGGAACTGCTTTACCACAACCATAATCTAATAATGTTTTACATTTATTTTCTTTTACAATATTCATTAATGTAGGAACAAGAGGTATTAAACTTATACCTCTAAATTTACCTTCTTCTTTATGTAATTTTTTATAAGAGTCTAGTAGTTCATAATAATCTTCTGATGGTTTTAACATCATACTAAGTCTCCTTTAAAAGATTGTTTCTTTTGTGTATATCTAGCAGATAACTGCCATAATGCAGACACTAATGTATTTTCACCATGAAAATTAATATCCATCTCCATAGGTGATTCGTTAAAATACTTTTCACAATCTTGTGCTAAAGCAAGTAACTCACCTGTTGTCCAAAACTCTTGTTTATTAACAGATACCTTAAAGTATTTAGGTCTAGGTTGTTCATCTTCTGCACCTGTAGTTTCTTTCTTTTGTTCTTCACTAGGTTCTTCCATGTTAGAATCAAAACCAAATAAATCAAAGAAACGAAAACCCATAGTATGCATAATACCTATAGCTCTCATAGCTGCACAAGTACCACCTGTTATTAATGTAGTACCTTCTGGTAAACCTAAATCTTTATTTAAGGTAACTTGATTATTTTGTATACCTTTTTTTTGTTCTTCAGGGTCACGTAATGATTCTGTAAATGCATGCCATCCCCATATATCTGCTTTCTTTTCTATTAAATAATCAGTAACAGAAGGGTCAGTCATAGAAGCAACAAAGAATTTTGTACTAGGGTCTATAGTTTTAAATAAATCTTTTCTTATTATACCATGTGTACTTTTACCTGTAATAGGTCTAGGGTCTAATACAACACATGCCCAAGGTTTTATACCATGTTCTAATAATTTCATATAGGAATGTTTAACAGTAACAACTTTACTATTAGGATTATCTTTAACTAATTTTTTTAATTTATCAAAATTAATATAAGGTCCACCTGATACTAATATACATTTGTAATCATGCAAAGGAAATTTACCTAACCATTTATCAATCTTTTTAAAATTAGTTCTTATATTACCTCTAATATAATCTTTAGGTACACAATCTCTAGGATTAACTTTAATAGGTACACTAAATAAATGTTTAGGAGGAGAAGGTAACTTATCATTGTGTAGTATAAATAATAGATGTGTATGTCCACCCTCTCTTACTTTATCTTCACTAGGTAATATATTATTCTTTACTTTCTTACCTAACATTTCTTTTACTTTATTTGTACCTTTATATTTATCTTCTACTTCATTACCATCTGTATCTTTAGAAAAGTAATTATCCATAACAACTACAGGTACATGTTTTAAACAATCATAATCACTTTGTTTTGTCTGTATACTATCACCACCACCTATAAAAGCATAGTCTATAGTAGGTAAAAATTCAAATAAATTTTCAGCTTTTAATGTTTCTCTACTATTACCTTTAGTTAAAACATAATTAAATGTTTTATTTTTTTCTTTCATTTTAACTTTAAATTCTTGTAATCTTTTATCTACAGCTTCTAAAGTATTATGAGCTTTAACATTAAACTCTTCTTTATCTGTTTCTATTGTAGCATCTTCAAACAAATCAAAACCATAATACTCTAATGTATCTGTGTTTTCAAAAGCTGCTAATGCCATTTCTATAGCACGACCACCATTCCATGTACCAACTTCTAATATAGTTTTAGGTTTAAAATGTCTAATTAACTCAGCATTTTTTTGATACCTTGAAGGTAATATATCTTGTGATACTGTATCTTTAGATAATTCAAATACACGATTACCTTTTGCATCTCTTAAAGGTATTATATTAGAATTAGAAACACCTTTTAAATGCACTAAATATTCTGACATTTGTTCTTCAATACTATGTATTTTTAAACCATGTGCTTTATATAAATTTAATAGCCTTTGAATAACAAAACCATCATGCCATTCTCTATAGCTAGTAAGTTCATCATTCATATATATTCTACGCAAATCCCATAATAAATCTAATGGTGGTTTTTTATTTAAATTAAATGCCATAAAAGACATATCTTCACCATGCACAATATCAACATTATCAGGTAGCATAGATAACATTTCTTTATAAGTTAATCTTTTATTTGTGTAAGAATCAATATCAACCCATATTAACCAACCTGCTTCTTTATTATTATCAGTTAAAGTAAAAGCATAATCTGTTAGTGCAAACATTTTGTGACACCATTTAATAGCATCAAGTTTTATATTGTAAGGTATCTGTCCATCTTCAGTACCATTATGTTTAGCATTATCTTCTAAAAACTTTACATATTTTCTATTATCTTTTAAATTAGAATACTCAATGTTTTTATTTAATGAATATTTAGAAAAAGGAAAGTTATGATAGTAAGCTTTTATTTTTAAACTAGGTTCCCAATTTTCTTGTATAGATTTAAAAAATACATTACCAAATCTGTTATATAAATCTTCATTAAAAGAGGTAACAAAATTTATTTTCATATCATGTAATCCTTATTAGCATCTAGTATACCTTGCATCTGTAACCATTGAGCATCATTACTCCATTCAATAGCATACTGTGCATCTTTGTCTCTTTTAGTTCCCCAATTTTTAAACCAAGGTCCACCTGTTGTAAAGTGTACGTTCTTTGCATCTATATCTGTAGATGAATGATTGTCTAACCAATTCCACTCTTCTGGTATTGTACCTATATCTGCTTCTTTATCTGGTAACCATTGAAATGTATGTAACCATCTGCCTGACCTAGTATTTACTTCTTGTGGTGTAAGTTTTTGATTTACTTCATGACCACAATTAAACATAATTAAACTAGACCAATTTTTTCTAGGATAAGTATGTTGTTCTTTGCCATCCATTTTCTTTTTATCTTTAGGTTCATACTTATGTTTAACTACATGTATGGGATAATAATTACTATTACATATTTCAAATAACTCTGATACATCTGCTCTAATATACATATCAGAATCCATATACAAAGCTAATCCTTCATACATATTTAAAGCAGGTATTAAAAATCTACTGAAACTAAATTGTGTAGAAAAAGGTTTACCATCTATTTCATCATAGTCTTGTCCACTAATTGTATTATGTTTTCTAGTATAGACACCTATCTTAGTAAGTATATCTCTTCGTAAAGGTATAACACGTACAGCTTTAGTAGATATTCTTTCTAATGAAAATTTTAATACCTCATAAGCAGTATGTTCTTTAGGGTCATACCCTATGTAAACTGTGTTTACCATTTGTTTCTTTAATAGCATATGTATTTCCTTAAAATTTATATTCTTGGTCAATAAACCAAGTACCTGCTTCTACTCCACGACCTGTTCTTTTTCTTTCATAAGCAAACTTTAATTTACTTTGATAAAAATTTTTTGTAGCATAAGCTCTAAACTTTGAACCATCATGTTCATTATCTAAATCATGATAGTATCTATAACCTAGTGAATCAAAAATATTATCTCCTGAATAACTAACAGTAGTAAAAAAAAATAATAATACTAATAACTTTTTCATATATTTCCTCAAAAAAAATGGGGGTATATTTCAACCCCCTAATTTATAAACTTAATTAATCTTAATCTTCTTAGGTTTTTGTTCTTCAGGTACAATCTGTTTAAGAGTTACTCTTAATATACCTTCGTTGAATGTAACGTCTTCAACGTTTAACGTGTCTGCTAGAACAAAGTCCCTAGTAAAAGACCTTTTAGCAATACCCTTATGTAAGTATTCACTTTCTTCTGCTCTTACATAATCACCTTCTATAGTTAAATGATTTTCTTTTACAACTATATTTAAATCATCTTTCTTAAATCCTGACAGAGCAAACTCAATCAGAAAAGTTTCTTCATCTTCTTTTATAATATCATAAGGTGGATAGTTTGTATCTGTTCCTCTTATGTTATTCATTACATTAAACAATCTATCAAAACCAATAGCTTGTCTTGCAAATGTATCTACTTCAAAATTAACCATGTTTATCTCCTTGTTAAGCAAGTTAAAAACGAGTCCATTTCTGGCACTCATGATGTAATTATACACCACCTAATTTTAAAAGTCAAGAACTTTTTATATATTTAATAAACCAAATGTATTTAATATAGCCATAAGTATTACATATGCAATCCACATACTCACACATATAACTAATATGTTAAATATTAATTTACATATTATATCTAATAATGTCATTATATATCAACTAACTCACAAGAACCTGCTTTACATGCTAACTCTTGTGAACCTCTTGTATTATCTTCTGTTTCATAATCTTGTAACTTATTCCAATCAATATTCTTTGGCATCTTAGATTCTAATTCTTTATACTGCATCTCATCTATATCTTGATAAGGTGCTTGTTGATATGTATGGTCTGAAAAAGGTAAGAATGATATACCAGATAGTGTATCAAAATTATCCCAACACCAGTTACCTACATTAATCCACTCATGTTCTTTAACAGATATAGTAACAGAAGGTTTATGTTCACACCAATGTTGAGCATAACACTTCCATATTTCTAATTGTTCAATAGCAGTCATAGTATATCTAAAGATAGCACTAGGGTCTGCTTTCATAGGAAAAGAAAATACAGAGTTATTAGGTTGCATAACATCATCTTCACAAGGTATACCCTGGTCTGCCATGAACTGTGTTAATGGGTCTTTCTTATCTCCTCTTACTGTTCTAATGTAATAAGGATTATGTCTAGCATGTATGCCACTAGCAGAGTCAACTAATTGACTAACCGTACCAGAAGGTTTGACACATGTAATAGCTGTTGACTGTGGTATACCTAATTTCTTGGACCACTCTTCATTTGTTAACACAGCTTTGTGTCTCATTTTACTTAATACATCTGGTAAAGCAGTTCTCATTCTAGATAATATACTATTGTCCATAATACCTGTAAGAGATACACCTAATAATCTTTCTTCTTCTGTATTAGTTTGCCATCTTTTTCTAAGATAACCAAAGTCTGTAAGTGTAGCTTGTATTGTACCTAGTATTGTAGCCACTTCTATTTTATCATGTAGACTTGCTTCGGTATCCATAGGTCTTACAACCACTTCTGTAAGATTACAAAACTGATTAGGTCTTAATATAATTTCACTACAAGGATTAGTACCAAAATCCCAATTACTATTACGTCTACCATTTTCTTT